TAAAAGTCTAAATTCTCTTCTCATTGAGTAGTAACATCGCTTGTGTATAGCACTCATGACTCTCGAACCACGTTCTAATAGCGAAACAGTCGTACCAACAGCTCTATTTTGCAAATCATTACCCGTATCCATGTTAGTAATAGCTGCAAACTTCTGTCCTGCTTGTACAACAAAGCCCATTAATTGGTATAATGTAGCTGATGGCTCCTTAAATGGTAAAATTTGGAACTGATCTTTGATATTTCCCCCAGGTGCATCTACATCTCTGAACTCTCCTGGCTGAAATGGTTGATCATCATCTCTAATTCTTATACCTCTAGACTTAAATCCAGCTGGTAAGTTAGATAATGTACCTGCATCTAGTAATTGTCTTAAAGATTGTGTAGCAGTTCTAGATAATCCACCTATCATGTGTGTTAATCCAAAACCATAAAAGCCTAATCCTGGTAAAAATTTGAAATGTACAAAATATTCTTTTCTTTTTTTAGTCTCATCTGTCATATCGTAGTTACGATAGATAGATAATACTTCTCCAGAGCCTTCATCAATGCTTATAATGTAAGGAACTTTAACTTCTTTTTCTGAATTGGTATTTTCAAACTCATCTAAATTACAATCAACGTGCATTTCGAGCACTGAGTATGAATATTGTTTGTCAGTTGAAGGTGTTACTCCTTCTAATTCTTGATATTTTTTTTGAATTTCTGTAGGACCACTAGAAGTTGGTTTTAGTTCTACGTCTCTGTAGAATCCTGCAGCTTGTTTTTTTAAAATTTCGTTTTCTCCCATTTTAATGACGTGAGTAATTCTTTCACATTCCATCAAATCAGTTGTGTAATATGGTACTACTAGATCTTCTGCAGGAACAAATTTAGATACGGCTCTTTGCATTACTTCATCATAATAAACTTTCTTAAATGCTGAACCTGCTAATGCTAAATAAAATAATAATTGGTCAAACTCTGGGGTATACTCTTCCATCTCTTCAGTAATCATATAGTTCATAAAATCTTGAACACGTTGAGCCTGATTAATTTTTTCATTATCTTCCATTCCAAGAACTCTAGTTCTTACTGGTCCTTGAGATGGAAGTAATTCTTTATAGGCTTGTGCTTGGAATGATGTTACTGCCTCTGATAAAAGTGGATGAGTCACGGATGCCGAACCTTTAAACGGTCTAGTCATCTCTGTGTGTTTAATTCCAAGGAGATCTAAATTATTTGTATAACTTGTTTCCCAATCTTTTCTTGAAACTCTATCTTTTTTGTAATCATCTAATAGCTGGTTTGACATTCTTTGAAGAGTCTCGTCAGACATGTCTTCTGCAAGATTCTTAAAAAATTCTTCAGTCTCGTTGACAGCTTCTTCTACCGTTGTTGGTTCTTCACCTTCAACTTCAATATCAACTTCCTCTGAAGTAGGAGTTTCAACTGCCTCTTCAATTACTTTGTCTATTTCAGCCATATTAAAATTTAATAAAGTTTAGTTGGTTTCATTCTCGCCATTCCACCGCCACGAGCTTTTACCATTGTTCCTTTGTTAAATAAAGATTTTTTAAATGTAAAACCAAATAAACCAGGATTTTCACCAGTGCTTTTTTTCGTAAGTGCATTTGATTTTTTTGATCTTTTAAGTTTCATTGCATCTGCATAGGCTTTTTTGTTTTCATAAGTTTTACCACCAGTTTGAATTTTACCATCTGATAAAACATTAATAGCTTTTTGATTCAAATCTTTAACTTTTTTACCACCTTGATAAATTCCAGTACCACTACCTAAGTTCGGATCTCTGTTAACAAATAAACTTTTTTTGTTTTTAGTTACACTTGTAACACCATCTTTAGTAACATTTCCTACAGAATCAACTTTTAATCTCGGAAAAGATTTTGTGTTTACTTTTTGTGGACCAATTGATTTAGTAAATTTTTTAGCAGTATCTGTAAACAATCTTTTATCTTTACCAGCAGCTCCTGTAATTTGAGTTTTACCTCCAAGCATCCCTAGTTTAGATGCACCTAATAATGCTGCACCAGCTAAGAGGATCTTATTTCGTCTTCTTGATTTTTTTGACATGTCTTCTCCTTTTAATAATATATATATTTTCGCTCTTTATAACTTTGAACCTCATCCTCGTCAGCATAAGTAGTTACAAATGAACCTTGTCGATATCTTAACATAGCTTGTGTTGTGCTGTCTACATAATCGTCATGTTCTCCATGAGGAAACGCAGCACATTCTTCAATTACTTCTTGAGCCCAATGTTCATCTCTAGGAAAATATACTTGTTTAGATTCAAATATTGGAGCACAAGCGTTGACCCGTGAGTGTTTATCCTGTCCTCTTCCTGGTGTGTAATCCATAACTGGTATACCCATTCTTCTTAATTCTTGTAATAAACTTTGTCCACTAGCTTTAGCTTCCACAATAATTGTTTCTGGTTGCCAATATTTATATTGATCAAGTGCAACCATTTTTAATTCTGGAAAATCATACTTACCTTTAACTGCATCAATTAACATAATAGCATCAGGCATGGATTCGTGAGGCGTGAATATTCCCCATGTAGTAATTGCACTATAGTCGGCTGTTGTTTTTTTACTGAATGCAGTATCATATGATTGAATAACATGTTTTAACGTAGGAAGTTCCCCGACCCATGGCTGCCACCATTCACGTTTAAGAATTGCCCCTTCCTCTGACGTGGGGTTTTGCATGTATTGAGCTGACCAATTTCTAATTGATATTGACGCTTTAACTTTTTCTAATTCATCGAGACTCCAATATTCAGGCCACACGGGTTGAACATTTTCATCTTCTCCTATCAAAGCAGGAAAAGAAATTTTTTCCCATTTATCTGCTTTAGGTTCATTTTCTGATTTTATTAATCGACCTGTTAAATCATCTTGAGCCCACCTTGTCATTACAAGTACAATTGAGCCTCCAGGTTGCAAACGTTGTCTTGGTCCAGATAGGTACCAATCAAAAGTTCTCTCCATTGCTGAATCTGACATTGAGTCTTGTTCAGTATGTGGATCATCAATAATAAGTAAGTCCGCCCCTCGTCCTGTGATAGAACCGCCAACACCCGCTGCAAAGTATTCCCCACCTTGATTGGTCTCCCAACGTCCTTTTGCCTTACTATCTTCTCTTAGTCTAACATCTCCAAAGATTTGTTTATACTCTGGACTATCAATTAAATTTCTTACCTTTGCACCGAACCTTCCAGAAAGTTCAGCATTGTGTGATACCTGCATAATTTTCATTTTAGGATTCTTTCCAATCATCCAAGCAGGAAAGTATATGGATGCAAATTCTGATTTAGTATGTCTAGGAGGCATATTCACTATGAGCCTTCCTTTTTTATTTTTAGATATCTTTGTAAACTCGTGTGCTATGTGTTGATGGTGTCCCCACTTATCTGGATCCTTATCAGTTCTGCAAATGAAATCTGGCCAAACATTCTTTACAAAATACAAGAAGTTGTCTTGGCATAATTTTATATGTTTCAACCATACTTTTTCGAGCCTCTCTCGTAATTGATCGGTTGTCAATAATTCTGTATCTGTCATCTTAATTTACTATACCCTCGAGTCCCCTTTAAATCTACCCCCTAATTCTACAAGGCCATACTACTTCTATTTGTCATATCAAGTAAAGGTAAAGTTAGTAAACTATCGAAAAAAAATCCTAAAAAAATAAAAATAAAAAAATTTTTATTTTTGGATTTTGGTTGGTACCTCTATGGAGGGGAGCCACACGGCAACCGTGTTGCCGTGTGTTTTTAGATTGGTTTATGTTTTAATCTCTTCTGCTACATAGCCGTCTATTTTTTTATATGCAAAGTATTCAACGTCTATTAGTTTTATTTTATTGGATATGGTAAACGTGTGAATTGTGTTGCCCTTCTCCAATTCTAGTTGCCAATCCCTTGCCTTATTCTTTAATGGTTTACAATTAATAAACCAATTACGATATGATAAGCCCATGATTAAACCCTTCCTATAGTTCTTAATGATAAGATTATGCCTAGTGTGGCTAGGGTAAACCCTAGCCAAACATCGATTGAAAAAAGAATTACAACACCTAAAAAGGCAATCGTAAAACTTACCATGATTAAAAGTATATATAAGATTATATTCATCATGATAATATTTTTCCTTTTAACTCGGTTGATTTAGATGCTCTCAAATACTTTGTATAAAGTTTTGGATTGTCTTTTTTGAAGGCAGTCACATCAAATCTATTTACATCTTTTTCTAATACCTCTAGAAAAAAATCTATTTTTAGATGTTTATCAAAAACTGAAGGCTTAGGAACACCCTTAAAGTTTTTTAACTGATTAGGATTTTTTTTAATAATTGGTATTAGATCATCTTTTAATAGAGATCTAATCTCAGTTTCTGCCTTTATCCTATTAGTAACGTTTATATATCTTAATGCCTTCTGCTCTAAATTTAGGCTTAAAATATTTAGTTTACTTTGTTTATTAAGTTTACTCATTTTTTTACCTTTTGTTAGTTTTATATAACTTATGTTATATATCCCATTAATAAGGGATGAAAAAAGATATTGCAACAAAATAATTTATTTTTTTTTGAGCTGCTACAGCCCTAGGTTGTAGGGCTGTAGTTTATAATGATTCTAAAGTAGTACTATAATTGCAAGTAATACTAATAACGGTATTGGATAAAATACCAGGATCCGAACAAGTAACGCTAAAAATGAGTCCATTACGATGCTGCCTTAATGAAGGAATTCACCTCGACTTTTTTGCCTAAGCCTTTAGCAACTAAGCCCACAACCACGCCACACGGATCCTTAAAACGTAAATCATGCTTATCACCGTTTATGACTCTACGATCCATCCAGGTCTTAGGCAGCTTATCCTTAAACACAACGGCAACGTTTGCGCC